CGTCGGTGCAAACCTTGTAAAGGGTCTGTGGCAGGGTATCCAGTCCCTTGCCGGATGGCTTTGGGATAAGGTATCCGGTTGGATTTCTTCCATCTGGGATGGCATCTGTGACTTCTTCGGTATTCACTCGCCTTCGGATGAGATGGCGTGGATTGGTGAAATGCTTGTGGAAGGTCTGGCAGGCTCCATCAATACCAATGGTAAAGATGCGGTTGCTGCAGCTGAAGGTATGAGCAAGGACATCAACGATGTGATGCACAGCCTTGCCGATGATATGACCACGGCACTTCCTACGGACTTTAGTGTGAATGGTACGGTCAACCGTAATGATACGGTATCCGGTGCAGGATTCGGTGGCGGTGCCCTTATCACCATTCAGCAGATGATTGTCCGAAGCGAAGAGGATATCCGCAAGATTTCCCAAGAACTTTACAACTTGATTCAGAGTGGCTCCCGTGCACAGGGACACTTCACTACAGCATAAAGGAGGGTTTTGACCTATGGGTTTTATTTTTAATGACATTACGTCGGGCAGCATGGGCATCAAAGCCCGCCTGACTTCATGGCAGGTGTGTGGTAAGATGCGTAATTTTACCACCACCGTGCCGGGTAAATACGGTGTTGCAGACTTCGGTGCTGACTTCGATTATCGTGAAATCACTGTCCACTGCAACATTTATCCGAAACACAACTTTACGGCATTGGTATCTGCCCTGGACGATATTGCAGCGTGGCTTGACCCTGTGCAGGGGTTACGCCAGCTTATTTTTGACGATGTGCCGGACAGATATTTTATGGCAAGGCTTAATGATGCGGTGGACTGTGAAAGGCTTGTGTGCTCGGCAGGTTCTTTTGATTTGAAGTTTTTCTGCCCAGACCCTTTCGGTTATGCCATCACGGATGAAACCTTCTTCATCACGGAGGAAGGCTCTCACACCGTGACCCGTGCAATCGGCAATATTGAGTCGTTGCCTATATACCGTATCAGCGGTGTGGTAACCGCTGGGGCAAGCAATTATATCAGCATTACCACAAACGGCTCGGAACTGAAAATCGTAAACGCAACCCTCTCTGAAGGAGAAACCCTGGTTGTGGATACGGATAAAATGACTGCCTATGTGGTGGATGAAAACGGCGAGACACTCCGAAACGGTCTGCCGTATTTACAGGAACTGAACTTTCCGACCCTTGTTGTTGGAGATAACACCGTCACCGTGGAGATAAGCAACGCCACACTGACGGAATTACAAATCGAGGCTAAGAACAGATGGAGGTGACGGCATGGCTCTGAAAATGATACTGAATAAGCAGACAGATTTTACAGGAGAATTTCCTGCGGAGTATGCCGCCTCCGGTCTGTGGCGTTTTAACGAGTCTGCACCGGATGAAGATACGGCTCTTGCCGATTCCTCCGTTAATGGCAGAAACTTTACCATCGTCAATTGGAGTGGTACAACGGCAAACTTAAGTAAAAGTCCGAAGGGCAGACAGATTCGTTTTAATATCAATAATCCGACATCTGAAAAGACTCACCTGCAGGTGACCAATGACGGCAGCATCTTTGCTAACCTCGGTGAGCGTATCATCGTGGGTGGTTGGATGTGTCCTACCACTTATTCTGTCGGTAATACCTTCTGTCCGATATTTAATACCCGTTACGGTCCAGGGCAGCCTATTTTTTATCTGTCTCTGTATTCCGGCAAGCCGAGAATTATGCTTTATAATTCTTCTGGCAGTCTTATCCTCGATAAGACCGTGACCCCATCCTTCACGCTGAAGAATGGCGGTTGGTATTTTATCGCAGGAGTCATTGAACCGAATAACAAGCAGTTCACCTATGTGGTAGGCGACCGTTCCACAGGAGAAGTGTGGAAGTCGGATGCTCTGACCTTTACTGGAACATTGAATGCATCCTGCACGGCGGATCTGGTTATCGGTATGCACGCCACAAGCTATTATTATGCAGGAGGCTTTGACGATTGGTTTTTAGATTGCGATTCACAACTTACGGCAGATGATTTGGTGGACTATTTCAATGCCACCATTCTCTGTAACGGTGCTGACAGTTCCGCTGATGTGGATGCTCTTACCGATGCAAGCGGTGTAACGCTGAAAGCAACGGATGGTGTCTATCCGGAAAGCGGTGTTCTTTATACCAAGGCGGCAGAGTGTAATCTCTCCGGTACGGGCAAGGTGTCCTATACAAGTGAGTATGTGGCAGGCACAACGGCAGTGGCATCGGTGGAAACCTCCACCAGTGATGACCTTACCGATTGGAGTGATTGGGTTGCTGTCGGAACGGACGGCAAGCTGCAATCTCCGAACAGAAACTATATCCGTTTTAAGGTCACGCTGACCACTACGGATACAAGCAAAACACCGAAACTCATAGATATCCGCCTTTATGACATTCCGAAGGCTCCTTATGAGAAAATCGGCTATGCCCGTCCTGTGGTGCTTGATGATAACGGTGCGTGGGAGGCCATTTTGGAGAATGCCTACGATATCATCGTTACAGGCGAAATCAATGGTGAGGATACGCTGACTTTTTCTATTCCGTTCCGTGACAGCAAACGAAAGTACCTGGAAAACGAAAAGAAAATCCAGATTGTGGATGATGTGTATAAAATCCGTACCGTTACCGATGTGAAGGACAGTACCGGAAACACCGTCACGCAGATTTATGCCGAGGCAGAGTTTTACGATTTGACCTTCTCCGTCCGTAAGGAAGAAAAGAAATTTGATGCGGAAACTGCGGATGTAGCGATGGCGTATGCCCTTGCCGATACCGAGTGGAGCGTGGGAACGGTCAATGTTACCACCAAGCGAACATGGACTTCCACAGAAAAGAACGCTCTGTCCATCCTCCGCAGCGTTGCCAACCTTCACGGTGGTGACCTCGTTTTTGACTGTCCGAACCGACTGGTGCATCTGCTGACGCTAAATGGCAAAGACAGCGGTGCCTTGTTTGCCTACAAGAAGAACATGAAAAGCATCGAGCGTGTGGTGGACACCCGCTCCCTTGTAACAAGGCTTTATGCGGTTGGTGCCAACGGCATGACATTTGCTGACATCAACGGTGGCAAGCCTTACCTTGAGGATTTTACCTATTCCAAGGAAGTGCGTATTACCACTCTGGATTGTTCTTCTTTTACCAACCCATATCAGATGAAGGAGTACACGGCCATGCGCCTTGCGGAATACTGCAAGCCTTCCGTTTCCTATGTGCTGAATGCGATGGACTTGTCCGTTCTGACGGGCTATGAGCATGAAGCCTGGAACCTTGGCGATTATGTCCGTGTGGAAGATAAGGATTTGGGACTTTCCGTTACCACCCGTATCGTGCGCCGTGAATATAACCTGCAGGAGCCTTGGAACACGGTATTGGAACTTTCCACTACGCTGAAAAATCTCGGCAGTTCGGTCAGTTCCATTGATACCATTGCAGATGCATTGGAAGGTACAGGAATGGTATCCAACAACGATATCCGTGAATTGGTGCCATTCAACCATCTGCGAAACTCCCGTGCCGATGACGGCCTTGCTTATTGGGTCAGTTCCGGCTTTGAGGCTGACGGAGAAAACGGTGCATCCGGCACGGCTTCCTTCAAGGCTGTGGGTGTGGAAGGCATGACATTGAGCCTTGCCCAGACCGTATATCCTTCCAACCGTGGCAGTTATACGCTGTCAGCGCAGATTGCTTCTGACGATTTGGAGAAGCTGGGCAGTGACTCCCAGGTCGGTATTGAGGTAGTCATCGAATACGAGGACGGCAGCATTGAGTCCCGTTTCATCGATCTTTATTGATGGAGGTGCTCTATGGCTTACTTTTCTAAAACCTCGGAGAAGATCACGCCGGAAAGCTACTTCTCCAAGGTCAAATCAATTACGGTGCGTGTGTGCATTACCAACTGCACAGGCACTTTCTATATTACTGACCTCTTGCTGCAGCCCGGTTCTGTAGCCACGGGATGGGTAGGTCATCCCTGCGAGATAAAGTGGGTACTGGATGGCTAATCCTGTATTCATCCGTCTGGCGGAGGTTATAAACAAGAAACAGGATATGCGTGTCATGAGTGTAACGGTGAAGCCTACCGTCACCAACTGCTCCGGCACGATTTGGTTTACTGACCTTATGCTACAAGAGGGACCGGCACTAACAGGCTATGTGCCACATACCGAAAGTCGGCTCGTGGAGGGCGACAAGGTGTGGTTCAATGGCGTGGTTCGCTCTGCGGAAACGGTCATCATCTGCAATGTCGGTGATACCTCCGGCGGTCTGGACATCCATATCTACCCCAAATCCGATATGGCGGCAGGCTCGGTTCAGCTTGCCCAGGGTGTTGGTGGACAGCGGGTCGTATTTCCAAATGCCCTCGCTGCGGAAGATGACCTTGCCCTACTTGCATCGGTGCGGGAATGCACAAAGAACGGTGTGACCGAACTGAAAGAGGGCTTTTATCAATACAGTGCCGCTTGGGACTCCAAGCACAAGGTTACCTTGGAGGACGGCAAGTCAGCCAGGGTTCTTTTTGAATTACAGCAGATGACGGATGGAGGTGTGTCGATATGAGGGATAAGCTGAAAGGCAAACGCATTATGGTCTGGACCTTCATGGGTAATTCCCGTATGTATGAAGCCCTGCGCGACTACGGCGACCGCATCGACACCATCGGTCTGTTTTCCTTCAAGGTGGATAAGACCGGCACGATTACCGAGAGCGGTGTTGCCATCAGCAATATGCTGACCTACATTGAAAAATGGTCCCACATCCGTTGGCTGCTTACTGTTGCCAATGACGGTGCCAACTCCATCTTTAAGGCTCTGCGTGATAATGTAAACGGTGCACAGGATAATTTCTGCTCAGAACTTGTACGCATCATGGAGAAGTATCCGTGGTGCAGTGGCGTGGATATCGACCTGGAAAAAGGCGATGATTATTCCACTCATGAAGCGTCTACGGCCATGTTCAAGCACATCTATGAAACCGTCAAAGCCTATGACCCTACCAAGGAGATGAACATCTGCCTTCCGGGTATGACCTCGGTCAACGGTTCAGTCGGCGGTGAGAACTGGTGCGTGTATGGTGATCTGGATAAATACTGTGATACGGCATCCATCATGAGTTACGGTATGGCTTGGGCGGGTTCTGCACCAGGTCCCGTTTCTCCAAGAAGTTGGCTTGAAGGCATTTATGATTATGCCACCAAGGTAATGAACCCCGATAAGGTGTTCCTTGGTATGCCTGCCTATGGTTGGAACTGGCAGATATACGATACCCCGGAAAACCTCGGTAAGTATTATCGTGGTACATCCCACACCTATTATGCTGCAAAATATTGGATGCAGGGTCTGTATAACTTTACCGATGATGCACCTCCGCAGCCTTTCATCCCCATTGTTTCCTATTGGGATGATTACGATATGGGACCGTGGGCATTGCCTCATGTGTATGACTACATGGAAGGCAGAGATGCTGTTTACAAGGAATATCCGCAGATGTCGGAAACCTACAACCGAAGAAGGTATCTGACCGCCTATGCCAAGCAGCAAAAGACGGAGTTCGGAGATATTATCATCGACCATAACGCAGAGCCGGACAGCTATGAAGGCGTGGTTTCTGTATCGGAAACTTTGGTCACCCTCGGAGATGAAGGCTCTGCTACCTACAGTTTTACCATTGATGAGGCAGGCACCTACGATGTTGCCATTCGCCTTTGCTATCCGTTTTGGGATAAAAACAGCATCTACGCATCGTTGGATGGCAGCACTGTCTACTTTTTCGAGGATAGGTTGTGGTGGCCGTATTGGAGAACTACCTTCTGGACTACGCTTGCCAAGGGTGTGAGCCTTTCTGCCGGAGAGCATACACTGACCATTTCGGTCGGTGTCAACGGTGTGCAGTTTTATGGTTTCCGCGTCTGCACCGATTTTTTCGAAGAGCCGACTGCAGGACAAGCGGAATATACCCTTGCTCCGAGAAAGTTCAAGGATGTAAACGGAGATATGGTGGGTCCCGCCACAGGCTTTAAACTGACCTTGGAAATGCTACGCAGAAAGCCTGACTCGGCACTGGTTTGGTATGAGGATTTCCGTGATGAACAGAAAATCCCCGAAAGTTACTGGACGGTTCTGTCCGGGGAATGGGATGTGTGGCAGGAGGATTTGCCCTACGGTGATACGAGCCGACCATACTCACAGCTTGAGGGTTACGGTCAGCTTGCGTGGAACTATAACGGTTTTTCCGATATTCATCTGAGGACACAGATTATCTTTCCGGAGAATGGCGGTGGCAGGGCAGGAATTTTCCTTGGCTCACTGTTTTGTTGTTTTAATTATGATACGCAGCGTATCGAACTGTATGAGGGTTCTACGCTGAAAGGCAGTTATGCCACGGACTTTTCCAAGACATCGAAGGCAGACCTTCGTACAAATCCTAATGTTTACACCATTGAAATGCGTAAGCGTGGAAACAAGGTGCGTGTTTATTCCTCTGCATCCAATACACTACGTTTTACGGCAACGGTCAGCAGTGGCAGCGGTTATGCAGGCATCCGCTCCGATAACCAAATCAATTGCCAATTGCTCCGTTTGGGTGATGCCTGGACATATGAGCCGTATGAGAGATTTGATGTGGTGATGCCGGACGGCACGGAGACTTCTTTTGGCAGGATTGAGCGAAGCAACTGCACATGGGATGAGGAGTTTCAAGTATTCACGCTTACTTCCGATGTGGAGGAATCGTCCACCAGAAGCGAAAGCATCTCCCTGGACTATGAGTTCTACCATTCCCACATCATGCCACTTGTGTGTGGGAATGATTACATGGCAAAAATCATCCCAAGGGACATCAACATTTGGATTTCACGATTGTTCCTTGGTGATTCGGACGGCTTTTCCATTCTGTATTACCAGGATGTGGACAGCCTGATCTATTGGGCGAATCAGGCGGCATACCGCTGGAAGCTGCGAGGGATGTGTATGTGGTCCCTTGGGCAGGAGGATATGCGAGTCTGGGAATGGCTGCCCAAGCAAACTGAATAACGGCTTTAAGGGGTATCTGCCAATGTGGTGGGTGCCCTTTTTGCATACAAAAAATTATGAAAGCGAGGATTTTACTATGAAGGATTTATGGAACACCATTCAAATCATCTTTGCCGCCCTCGGCGGTTGGCTCGGTTGGTTCTTGGGAGGCTTTGACGGTCTTCTGTATGCACTGGTGGCGTTCGTGGCAGTGGACTACATCACGGGTGTCATGTGTGCTATTTCAGACAAGAACCTCTCCAGTTCCGTTGGTTTTAAGGGTATCTGCCGTAAAGTGCTGATTTTCACATTGATAGGCATCGCACATATCTTGGATGCCAATGTTATCGGTGATGGCAGTGTACTCCGAACAGCGGTTATTTTCTTCTACATCTCAAATGAGGGCGTGAGCCTGTTGGAAAATGCATCCCACTTGGGTTTGCCGATTCCGGAGAAGATGAAGGACATTTTGGAGCAGCTCCATGACCGCGACAATAAGGAAAGTGAGGGAAAGTAACATGAATTTACACAAACTTATTTTAACGGAAAACGCCTGTTACAAAGCAGGCAGGAAAATCACGGTTAAGGGTATCATGGTTCATTCCACGGGTGCAAACAACCCGAACCTAAAACGCTATGTAGGTCCTGATGATGGTTTGCTCGGTAAAAACCAGTACGGCAATCATTGGAACACCTACCATCCCGGCGGCAGAGAGGTCTGCGTTCATGCCTTTATCGGCAAGTTGGCTGACGGCACGATTGCCACATACCAAACTCTCCCTTGGAATCATCGTGGTTGGCACGCTGGGGGCAGTGCAAACAATACCCATATCGGTTTTGAAATCTGCGAGGACGGTCTTTCGGATTATGCCTACTTTAAGAAGGTGTACCGTGAGGCCGTTGAACTTTGTGCCTACCTCTGTAAGGAGTACGGTTTGACCGAACAGAACATCATCTGCCACTCCGAAGGTTACAAGCAGGGCGTGGCATCCAACCACGGCGATGTGATGCACTGGTTTCCAAAGCACGGCAAGAGCATGGATACCTTCCGTGCCGAGGTCAAGGCACTTCTGGCGACTACCGATGAGGAGGAAACCGAAACTCCTGCAGAGCCTACGGTGACATATCCTGAAAAGCTGACTACTGGTTATTACCGTGTGCGTAAGGATTGGAAGGACAGCAAGTCCCAGGTGGGTGCTTACCGTATTCTCTCCAATGCAAAGGCGGCGGCAGATAAGAACCCAGGAACTTTTGTTTTTGCAAATGACGGCACGGTCATCTATCCTGCGGATGAAAGTTCCGAGCCGGATTACCGTATCCATACGGTGGTCAAGGGTGATACCCTTTGGGATATTGCCAAGCAGTACCTTGGTAAAGGCGGCAGATACACTGAAATTAAAAAGCTGAACGGACTGACTTCCAATGTGATTTACAGCGGTTGGAAGCTGAAGATTCCGAACTAACACGATGCCCTTTGAGGATTTTTCCTTGAAGGGCATTATTTTTTGCCTTGAGGGGGTTCGATTCAGCCTGTCTTTTCGCATATAGGCAGAGGGAACATTTCCACCGTTCCCCGGACTGGAGGAATCACAATGGAAGTAAAACAGATTGAGAATTTTAAGATACCTAACGCCGTTGCACACGAAATCACACAGGAAGAGCTTCAGCGAGAATTTGACTATTACAGGGCACAGCAGGTGCTTGAAACCATGTTCCTGTTCGGCATGATTTCTGTGGATGAATTCCACAAAATATCGGCTTATAATCGCAAAACTTTCTCCCCATTTCTGGCGGAGATTATGGGCTAAATGACTTGATAGTTCCGCAATAGTACGGGAATATATCACTACCCAAAAAGCGAGGTGAGTTGATGAAAAGGATAACAAAAATCGGAGTAAATGAAACCCTGATTCAAAAGAAAAAGCTGAAGGTTGCAGCCTACTGCCGTGTATCCACAGCCAGTGATGAGCAGCTTATCAGCCTTGAGGCACAAA